TGACGCGCATCCTGACCGATTTTTCCAAGCTGGTGGAGGTGTTCGAGCGGCACAAGGTGTCGTTCGTGTCGGTGACCCAGCAGTTCAACACCACCACGTCAATGGGGCGGCTGATGCTCAACATCCTGCTGTCTTTCGCCCAGTTCGAGCGGGAGGTCACCGGAGAGCGCATCCGCGACAAGATCGCCGCCAGCAAGCGCAAGGGCCTGTGGATGGGTGGCTACACGCCGCTGGGCTACGAGGCGAAGGATCGAAAGCTGGTCATCGAGGAAAAAGATGCGGAAACCATCCGGCGCATTTTCACGCGCTTCACGGAGATCCAGTCCATTACCGAGATCGTCCGGGAGATGTCGCTGGAGGGCATCACGACCAAGCCCAACCGCCTGAAGGACGGCCGCGTACGCAACGGCACGCCAATGGACAAAAAGTACCTCTCCAAGCTCCTGCGCAACCCCATCTACATTGGCGAGATTCGCCATAAGGGCACGGTTTTCGCCGGTCAGCACGAACCGATCATCACCCGCCAGCTTTGGGATCGGGTGCAGGCCATCCTCGCCGAGGATGCTCACCAGCGCATGGGCAAAACGCAGACCCGGCACAAGACCGATGCGCTGTTGCGTGGCTTGATGTACGGCCCCGACGGTGGCAAGTACCACATCACCTATAGCAAGAAGCCGTCGGGAAAGAAGTACCGGTACTACATCCCCAAGGCTGATAACCGGTATGGCTATCGCAGCAGCGCCACCGGGATGATTCCGGCCGACCAGATCGAGGAAGTGGTGGTGAACCTGCTGGTGGGGGCGCTCCAGTCGCCCGAAAGCATCCAGGGGGTCTGGAACACGGTGCGCAGCCAATACCCGGAGATCGACGAACCGACCACCGTGCTGGCGATGCGCCGCCTCGGCGATGTCTGGAGGCAACTGTTTCCTGCCGAGCAGGTGCGATTGGTCGCACTGCTGATCGAACGCGTCCAGCTCCTTTCCGACGGCGTCGATATCGTCTGGCGCGAATCCGGCTGGCGGGAGTTGGCCGGTGAACTGAGCCCGGGCAGCATCGGTGGCGAGATGCAGGAAATGGAGGTGGCGTCATGAACCGTTCGTCCAAGAGGCTGGTTGGTGATGGACAACCCCATGAGCGCCGCCATCCACTGGAAGGTGGCGGCGTGCGGATCACCACCTTTGTGCCGTTTCATTTCAAGAAACGGGGCATCAAGAAAGTGATCGTGGCCCCGGACGGGGTCAGCCAGCCAATTGCCGTCACTGAAACGCCGGTGTTGGCCCCCGAACAGGATCAGCCGCTGCTCAAGGCCCTGGGGCGCGGCATCTATTGGCAACAACTGATTGACAGCGGTGCGGTGTCCAGCGGTACCGAGATCGCCGAACGCGAGGGTATCCATCGTTCGACGGTCAACGTTTTCCTGCGCTTGGCACTTCTCTCTCCCGACATTGTCCAGGCTGCCTACGAAGGACGGCTGTCCCGGGCGGTGTCCCTGGAGGCCATCTGGCGGGCCACGGTGCCCTTGGACTGGGATGAGCAACGCCGGTTGATTGCGTCACTCGGGTAGCGAGGGAGCACGCAAAAAAAGTTTCCGCTACGCCAAATGTTGCCATTGCTACGCCGGATGTAGCGCCTTCCCCGATGAAGGCGTGAACCGGCGTCAACGGCCAGTACAGGACTGGCCACCGGTCGCGCCCCAATCCCTGAACGGGAAGGAGCACGGCAATGGCCTATTCAATGGCAATGTCTGGAGGCTTCGGTGGCACACCGGGCCTCAATTCCGGCGTCGGATTCAATTCGACGCCCACCCCTGAAATCGCAACGCTTTCACAGCGGCGGTTCCTCAGCGAGATCGAACTCGCCAATCGGTGGGGGATGTCCCCCAAGACGCTCACGCGCTGGCGTGGCATGGGTCGGGGCCCTGTCTTCAACAAGTTTTCGAAGAAGGTGGCCTATCCCCTCGATGGCGAGAACGGCGTGCTCGATTTCGAGAAGCGCCACGTCTACGCCTCGACGTCCGAACGCGTGCCGGTTTGAGGAGAGCAGCCATGAAAGAACTGACTCTCTACCCGGCCGACCTCGCGAACATGACCGTCGCTCAACTGGCGGCCGCTCCGATCCAGGTTTTTCTGGACTCCGAGCGCAATGTCGACGAGGCCATTGCGTTTCTCAAGCCGCTGCGGGCCAAGCTGGACGCCGCCAAGCTCCAGCGCTACGGCGAGCAGGCACGCACAGTCCTGCGTGACTCCGGCCGCGACTTCGGGACTGCCCACGTCAGCGAAGGCGCGCTGCATGTCAAGTACGAACTTCCCAAGAAGGTGAGCTGGAGCCAGCCCATCCTCAAGGAAATGGCCGAGCGCATCGTGGCCTCGGGCGACAAGGTCGAGGACTACATCGACATCAAGTTGTCGGTGTCCGAGTCCCGGTACATCAACTGCCCCCCCGCATTGCAGCAGCAGTTCGCCGCCGCCCGCACTGTCGAGGAAGGCAAGCCGACCATCACCCTGACGCTCGATGGGGGTGCAGCATGAAACGGCTCCCCATCGTGTCCGCCATTGAGAGGATGGCTGAGCGCAAGGGCGTGAAGCTGCTGATGCTTGGCAAGTCCGGTATCGGAAAGACGTCCCGGCTCAAAGACCTTGATCCCGCAACCACGCTGTTTCTTGACTACGAGTCTGGCGATTTAGCTGTCGCTGCTTGGCAGGGCGACACCATCCGCTTGAAGTCGTGGACGGAAAGCCGCGATCTGTTCGTGTTCCTCGCGGGCCCGGACAAGTCGTTGCCGCCAGAGAGCGCGTTTTCGCAGGCGCACTACGACCACGTCATCGAGAAGTTTGGGGACGCTGGGCAGCTTGATCGCTACCAGACCTTCTTTCTGGACTCGATCACACAGTTGGCGCGGCAGTGCTTTGTGTGGTGCAAGACGCAGCCCGGCGCGGTCAGCGACCGTTCCGGCAAACCCGATCTACGCGCGGCCTACGGGCTGCTCGGCCAAGAAATGATCGGTGCGCTGACCCATCTGCAGCATGCCCGGGGCAAAAACGTGGTGTTCGTCGCCATCCTCGACGAGCGGCTCGACGACTTCAACCGAAAGGTGTTCGTGCCACAGATCGAAGGCAGCAAGACCAGCCTGGAGCTGCCCGGCATCGTCGACGAAGTCGTGACCCTGGCCGAGATCAAGGCCGAGGACGGTAGTTCTTACCGCGCCTTCGTCACGCACACCGTCAATCCCTACGGCTTCCCGGCCAAAGACCGCAGCGGTCGTCTCGACCTACTGGAGCCGCCGCATCTCGGCGCGCTGATCGCCAAGTGCGCGGGCTCTCTCCCTGCACCCAGCGCTGCCACCCAGAACACCACCGAATCCAAGGAGTAATCGCCATGTCTTCTAACTATTTTGATTTCCAGGATGCCGACCCCCAACAGTCCGGCTTCGATTTGATCCCCAAGGGCGTCATTGCGCCAATGCGCATGGCCGTAAAACCGGGCGGCTATGACGACCAGAGCCAGGGCTGGACGGGCGGCTACGCCACCCAGTCTTTTGACACTGGGGCCGTGTACCTCGCTGCGGAGTTCGTGATCACCGGCGGTGAGTACGCGAAACGCAAGCTGTGGTCGAACATCGGGCTGTACTCCCCCAAGGGGCCGACCTGGGGCCAGATGGGGCGCAGCTTCATCCGCGCTGCGCTCAACAGCGCCCGCAACGTCCACCCGCAGGACAACAGTCCGCAGGCCGCCGCCGCGCGCCGCATCACGGGTTTTCACGAACTCGATGGTCTGGAGTTCCTGGCCCGCGTGGACATCGAGAAGGACAGCAAGGGCCAAGACCGCAACGTGGTCAAGGTCGCAGTCGAGCCCGACCACCCGGATTACGCCAAGTTGATGGGTGTTCCTGCCAAGGCGAATCCTGGTGGTGGCAATTCCGGCGCTCCGGCGCAACCCGCACCGGCGTTTCAAGCGCCAGCCCCGCAACGCGCACCTGTGACGGGCAAACCGTCCTGGGCTCAATAAGGAGGCTGCCATGACTGCAACTCTTCACACTGCCAGCCACTACGGCATCGTCCGCTTTGACAACCTCGAATGCGAAGCGGCCGTGCTCACCACCGGTGAGCGCGGCTACGTCCGCAAAGAACTTGCCAAGCTGCTCGGTTTCCACGAGTCGCACAAGGGTGGCCGTTTCGCCCGATTTCTGGCCGAAATTGCACCTAACTCATTGTCGCTATTGGAGAAAACGTCCGGGCCGATTTTGCTTCCATCGGGCCGTCAAACGCAGTTCTTCCCGGCAGGGATCATTGCCGATGTGGCTTCTGCCGTGGTGAATGCGGCCATCACTGGCTCTCTGCATCGTGCCCGCCAGGGCATCGTCGGCAACTGCCTGACCATCATGCGTTCGCTGGCCACCACCGGCGAAGTCGCATTGATCGACGAAGCGACAGGCTTTCAGCATCACCGCGCGCCTGACGCACTGCAGGAGTTGATCTCCAAGCTGCTGCGCCAGTCCAGTTCGTCGTGGGAGCGTCGCTTCCACCCGGACTACTACCGCGCGCTCTACCGCCTTTTCAACTGGCGCTACCAGGGGCATGAGCAGAACCCGCCGCACGTCATCGGCCAGATCACGCTGCGCTGGGTTTACGGCCCGGTGTTGCCGGAAGAGCTGCTGGGCGAGATCCGCAACCGCAAGGGTATCTCGCAAAAGCACCACCAATGGCTGTCCGAGCAGGGCCTTGCGCATCTGGAGTCCCAGATTCACACGGTCACCGCCATCGCGCGCAGTTCGATGAGCTATCCCGATTTCAAGCGCCGTTGTGAGGCGGCCTTCGCTGGCGCAGCCCTGCAGATGGGGCTCCTGCTCGATGACCTTGAGGAGGATGCGTGAAATGCTGGGTCTGCAAACGACAGGCCCGGGGATTCGGCCACACCGACAACCGCCACGGTGTGGGCGATCCCCGGCGCTACCCCATCGACTGGGTGTTCTGCTCGCAGCGTTGCCAGACCGCGTTTCACGCGATGTACGGCAACTGGCTGCGGGCCAAGGATGGTCGCACCGACATCAAGGGGGTCGCCATGATCGATCCTTCTGATATTGATCTGGCCGCAATGCGCAAATGCCTCAAGTCCTTCGGTGAGGCGGCAGGCGAGATCGGCTTTACCAAGCCGCTGGGTGACTACTCCGAAGCCGAGGCTCTGCGGGTGATCGACGCCATCGTCACTTGCTACACAGATGCAATGGTCGAGCACCACGAGGCGAGCAAGTACCCGCCGGTGCGCGGCATGACGCCGACACCCGACCCTATGACGCCGAGTGCAGCCAATCCGTTCGCGGATATGGAAGACGACCTGCCCTGGGAAGAACCGAAGGGGGGCAAGCCATGATGGACTTCAACTCCACTTCGAGCATCTCGGGGCAGGTCACTGTGCTGGTCGATGCTGGTATGCAGCGAGCCCGAGCCCAGCAGTCCGAGCGCAAGTACCTCGGGGCCTCGCGTCTCGGCGTGGCCTGCGAGCGTGCGCTGCAGTTCGAGTACGCCAAAGCTCCCGTCGATCACGGCCGGGATACCCCAGGCCGGATGCTGCGCATCTTCGAGCGCGGCCACGTCATGGAGGACTGCATGGTCACTTGGCTGCGAGATGCCGGTTTCGACCTGCGCACCCGCAAGCCCGATGGCGAACAGTTCGGATTTTCGGTGGCCGATGGCCGTCTGCAGGGCCACATCGACGGCGTCATCGTCGCGGGCCCAGAGGGCTTCACCTATCCGGCGCTCTGGGAGAACAAGTGCTTGGGAGTGAAGTCCTGGCGCGAGCTGGAGAAGAACCGGCTCGCCGTGGCCAAGCCCGTCTACGCCGCGCAAGTGGCGATCTACCAAGCCTATCTCGAACTGCACGAGCACCCGGCGATCTTCACGGCGCTCAACGCCGACACGATGGAGATCTACACCGAGGTCGTGCCCTTTGACGCAGCCCTGGCACAGCGCATGTCGGATCGGGCGGTGAAGATCATCACGGCCACCGAGGCGGGTGATCTTCTGCCTCGCGCCTTCAATGACCCGACCCACTTCGAGTGCAAGTTCTGCTCTTGGCAAGACCGCTGCTGGAGGACGCAATGAATCATTCCCACTCACAAGCACCAGCGACGGAACCGATGGTGGGCGCGCGCCAAGCAGCCCAATTGCTCGATCTTCCGCCGTATTTCTTCACCAAGCCTCGGTGCCGCGCCTCGAAGCGCATTCCGCACTACCGGGTCGGGCAGATGGTTCGCTTCCGGATGTCGGAGCTCACCGCGTGGGCAGTCACGCAAGGAGGCGTACATGAGTGACTACCGTATCGCCGACGTGATCGGAGGTGTCACCGATGCTTGACTTCAACGACACCTCATCGCCTGTCGAGCCCCGGCGCATCCTCAATGACAACGAGCGTGAGGAACTTCGGGCTGGTCTGATCGCGCGCCTCGCGTCGCTACTGGCCACGATGTTTCCGGCAGGCAAGAAGCGCCGGGGGAAGTTCCTGATCGGTGACGTGTTGGGCAGCCCCGGCGACAGTCTTGAGGTCGTGCTCGATGGCGAGAAGGCCGGACTGTGGACGGATCGCGCGACGGGAGATGGCGGCGACATTTTTTCGCTGATCGCCGGGCATTTAGCCCTCAACATCCACACCGACTTCAATGGTGTGCTGGACGCAGCTGCGGATCTTCTCGGTCGTGCCAGGGAAATGCCGGTGCGCCAATCCGGCAAGTCGGTGCCCCCAGTCGACGAACTCGGCCCGGCCACCGCGAAATGGGACTACCTCGACGCGGCGGGCCATCTCATCGCCGTCGTGTACCGCTATGACCCACCTGGGCAGAAAAAGCAGTTCCGGCCCTGGGATGCCAAGCGGCGAAAGATGGCACCGCCCGACCCGCGTCCGCTGTACAACCAGCCAGGGATGGCAAGCGCCGCGCAGGTGGTACTGGCCGAGGGCGAGAAATGCGCGCAGGCCTTGAACGACACCGGCGTGGTGGCCACTACGGCAATGCACGGCGCGAACGCGCCTGTGGACAAGACCGACTGGTCACCTTTGGCGAGCAAGGCTGTGCTGATTTGGCCCGACCGCGACAAGCCGGGCTGGGAGTACGCCACCCAGGCAGCGCAGGCCATCCTGTCAGCGGGTGCCAAGTCCTGCCACGTTTTGTACCCGCCCGAGGATGCCGCCGAGGGCTGGGATGCTGCAGACGCCATCGCGGAAGGGTTCGATGTATCGACCTTTCTCAGCCACGGCCCGCGCTTGCAGATGCACGATGTCACCGACGATGCAGAGCCGGTCGTCAGCAGCGATGAGTCTGTGTGGGGCACGGAGGATGCGCTGGCGCTGGCTTTCACCCGACGCTACCACCGTGACTGGCGCTACGTGGCGACGTGGGGGCGCTGGCTGGTGTGGGACGGAACCCGTTGGCGTACCGAGGACACGCTGGCGGCCACCGACCTGATCCGCAGCGTCTGCCGCCACGCTGCCTTGCGTGCCGACAACCCCAAGATCGCCGCCAAACTCGCCAGCTCCAGCGCGGTCGGTGGCGTGGAGCGACTGGCGCGGGCAGACCGCAGGCACGCCGCCACCACCGAGGA